ATAGCTATCAGGGTGGTGATAAGGCACGTGGAGGTCAGAGATGACCAAAATTCTAGCGTTTTTTCCTGTTTTAAGAGCCGTAGAAGGGGTAATTTCACCTTTCCTAGGTCTACCCCTACCCCTTTTTACTATCTTTAAATTTACCAGCGACTTTTTCTGCTGATCTTCCAACTGTATACCCTCCTATCCCCACTAGGATAATATTTAATAGAGAGTTCTGTACAGACTCTGGAATGTTTGGTGCAGTAAATCCAAACCAATGAGCTACCATTAAACCAGCAAAGACCAACATCATAATTGGTCGCCAGTTTCTTTGTAAGAATCCTCCCTGTGCTTCTATTTGTATAGTTTTCGCAGCACCTTCTAGCTCTGCTAGTTCTCCTGCGATAATCTTTTCTTGTACTTTAGCTTTAAGTTTGTCAGCCTCTCCCTTATTATCGACAACTTTATCAATAGTTTTAAAGACTGCTCCAGCGACAGGTCCGAGTAAGTTAAGCATTTGAGTTCTCCATTATTGATGCCAGAGATTTTGCTCTGTTCGGTGTTTGATTTGCCCATCTCGAGTCTAACATTTCTGCTGCACATTCCGAATACCTCTGTTCTTTAAGATTAGATAAAGCACCTTTGAATTTAGATACACCACCTTCGCCCATTTGGAACACCATCTCAATAATAACTTCCCTAGCTGTATCATTAATATCATAGCCATCAAGAATCCTCGTAGCACCATCAACTGCATTTTGAAAATCACTCTCAAATAAAGCATCCCATCCTGCTCGGTCTGTCGGTATATCTTCTCCAGGTATGATCTTATGTCCATACCCACCAGTTTCAAATCCCAGTGTATCTTTGTACACAGTTTCACAATATCCTTCATGTTCTTTAATCCTCTCTTTTAAATCAGTATACATCATAATTTTTTGTTGAACAGAATCCTGTCAAAAACAAATCCTTTTCTTCTCTCAAAGTATATTTAAAATTATCCATATATGCAAGGCACTGTGGAACTGTATCGAATGGCACAGTTAGGGGTTCTGCTATACAGACTTCATTTAATGGTGAATTTAGCGACTGCACACAGGCAATCAAAATAAGATATACCTTCATATTTAGTAAAGTATAGAGATAACCATAGCTAGTAAATTAGAAAATACTAAGAATCCTACGGTCCACATGACTCTTTTGATCATGCCTATATCTGTTTCTATATGTTTGAGGTGATTAGATTTAATAATCTCGATATCCTTTTTAATTAATAGGATATCTTTTTCTAACTTATTTATTTTTTCCGATTGACTGGGCATTAGATAATCCTGCTGAATCTAGTTGAACTTTCTCTTGTATAGATAATTGTTCACTAATTGATTTTTCTATTGATGAAGCATACTCAGCTTTAGCTTTCTGCATCAACACAACATCATCTACAGTCATGTTGTTTTTTTCTTCTCTTAACTTAGCATTTTTTTCATGTGCTAAATCAAGTCTATCTAATAAAAACTTGTTATGTGTTCTTAGTTCTCTTACTTCTTTTTTCACAGATCTAAGTTCTTTTTGTACTTCTGCTAATGTAGCCATTATGATGGTTTTTTTATTGACTGAATAAATTCTTTACCCTGTATAGTTTTTATTTCTGCTTCAACTTCAGCACAAGTTATTTGTACAGAATCTGACATATTTCTCAACATTTCTCTTTTAGATTTAAGACAGTCGTGTACAGAAGGCATAATAGTATGTTCAATCAAAACACCTTGACTTACTAATAATAATGCTATGACTGTTTTAATGACCATTGTTTCTAATTTTATCTTTTAATTCTTCAATATCAATAAGAGCTTTTTCCATATCAGTTTGTAATCTCATAATATTAACCTTGTTATGTGCCATATTTTCTAAATCTTCTGACATACCTTCTACTTGTCCAGCTATAAATTCTAATAACATAAACTGTTCTTGATCTATAGGAGTTTGATCTGCATTCTTTACAAGATCAGCCTCAAACAAAGTAGCTCTAGTTTCTATATTATTTAGCCTTTCTATAATACCAAAGTATGCCCAAACAGCAGTTGCTGTAGCTCCTAGTAAACCTATTAAATTTTTTAGAGGTAAGCCTATCTCTGTTTTTTCAGATAGACTAGGCATTAGGGTTTATCAGGGTATACAATATTTAATGGATCAGTTTGTGTTTCTGGAATATCTCGCAGTTCTTGTCTATATGCTCTCATTTCCTCAGTCATTGTTACATCAGAATTAGCTGTCCAATCTGTTTCTGCAAGTAGTTGATTTCTTATCTCTCTTACTTGCTCCCATCTTTCTTCGTCAGTAATTACAGGGATTCTATGACTGTCATCATAAGAACTCCCATTCCATGTATCGCCTAGTTCTCCTGTATGATCAGTTGCTAATACTTGACCTTCTTTAATTAAAAAAGACGGAACATTATTTCTATCTAAAACTTCATACATAGCCTCTACTACATTAGTAGAAGCATTTAAAATACATACTTTATAAGTTGTTTCCATTTTATGCGTACTCCATAATAACTACATAACCAGAACCACCAGAGCCTCCAGCACCAGCAGATCCATAGTTTTGTCTTGCCATAGCACCTTGACCACCACAACCAACAGCACCACTAGCTCCACCTACCTCTATATTACCACTACCGCCATAAGCAGTATTAAGTGAACCTCTGGTAAACATTGAAAAACCACCAGCCATACCAGTAACTCCACCAGAATTTCCTTGACTTGACCTTGAATAACTTTCTTCGTGAGAGTGATTACTTATTACATAGGCAGGCATTCCATCCATATTTATTTGTCCATTACTTGCAGCACCACCAGTTCCACCTCTACCCCAATATTGATTACTCGCTCCATAACCACCTGTACCGCCATTACCTGTTAATGTCGTACCAGTTCCAGCAGGGTTAAATGTAGTGCCATTACCATTAGAACCATCTCTAGGATCGTGATGTGATGCACCGCCAGATCCACCAGAACCTATGGAAATAGAAGCATTAGCACCTAGTTCAGTAGCATTATAAGTACGAATAGCCATACCGCCACCGCCACCGCCTCCACCAACACAAGGTTTATTACTACTACCAGAAGTGTTTCCACCACCACCACCAGCACCAATACAATAAACAGTAACGAACTTAGTTCCAGAAGTTGGTGTATAAGTTCCAGAAGAAGTAACCACTACTATATCAACATCAGAAACACCACCAGATAAATTAGTTAATGCTGAGCCATCTAATGCTGGTAAAGCACCAGTAAGCTGTGAAGCAGCAATAGTTTTATTTGTTAAAGTTTGTGTTCCATCATTAGTAGTTATGTTTGATGATAGTCTAGCATCTGCTAAAGTACCTGAAGCAACATTACTTGCATTTAAAGCTGTTAAGGCAGATCCATTTGCAGCAGGAAGTGTTGCAGGAAATCTTGCATCTGGAACTGTGCCTGATCCAAGATTAGAAGCATTTAATGCTGTTAAATTAACACCAGAAGCTGCTGGTAAAGTTGCTGGAAATCTACCGTCAGGTAAAGTTCCTGTACTTAATGCACTAGCATCATCACTTGCTGGTACATTATCTAACGCACCAGATTTAACATCACCATTAGCATCTAATAAATCAGATATGTTTCTTGTTTTACTCATTATTATTCACCTTCTTCTGGTGCTACATATTCAGCAATAGCTCCAAACTCCTCAGCTACACATCTATTATATAAATCGACACCATGAGCTTCGATATCTTGTGGATTAGCAGCAAACTCAAGATAGCCTTCGCTTTCTAAGTGTTGCCATTTTGCTTCTACAATTATGAACGAATGTTCTGCATCTCCCCAACGAGGGTTTTGTGCATCTATTAAAATACAAGTAAATTCTGTCATTATGATATCCTTAAACCTACTGTTACACGACCAGAGTCGTTTCCAGAATATGTTTTTCCCATTACTCTCCAAGTACCAGAGGGTAAAGTTGAGCCTGTCCATACTCCATATTGATAATCACTATTACCACCAGAAAAGGTATTTCCAGGACTTTTTGTTGCATTTATTTTTATTTGAGCATAGCTACCTACTGCACCTACAGATATTCCAGCAGTTGCAGAAGCTACCTGAGAAGTTGTTGGAGCAGAAGAAGGTAAACTTGTTAAAGCTGAACCATTAACTGCACCAAAAGTACCACCAGATATTCTAGAGCCATCCATTGTGCCGCTAGTTATCTTAGCAGCTGATAAATCAGGTATTCTAGCAGCATCAAAAGATCCAGATGTAATTTTACTTGCAGCCAAGCTATCTACTCTAGCAGCTGCTACTGTGCCTGATGATACATTATCACCATTTAAGGCAGTAAGATTTGTTCCTACAAAATTATATTTTATTGCTTCGTATGTACTCATTTTATTTCTCTAATAATAACCATCCATTTGTATCACCACTAAATACTAATCCAAGACCAGCTCTTTCAGTAGCGACAGTTAAATCACTAGCATCACCTTGTATTTTCTTACCATTTCTAGCTACAGTCAAGTTGTTTGTATCAAATGTAGCAGACACATCAATAAATC